TATTCTGCTTCTTGTAAATTATATCTATGTTCAGAATAATCTCCATTAAATAAATTTTTAACCTTTACATCTGTTACTGATTGCACTCCTAATACATTAGCTAAACATAAATATATGTCAGTTAAATAAAGAGCACTTGCAAAACTTAATTTATCAATATTATATTTATCACTTAATGATTTTATGCATTTTAATAATACCTCGTTCGAATTATGTCCCGGTAATACGGTAATTTCAAAGTCAATACCTATATTAACTATAAAACCATCTTTTATGTTGATAGCATCGGTTAACATTCTATATTGAGATAAATATGTTCTTAAATTATCTTTAGCAGCTCTTGGAACAGTTGTTAGCTGTTTATCTTTATTATAAGTTAGTACATATAAATTTACCGCTAATGGATTATTAGCACTAACTTCATTTGGCAACATTTGTTCATCTGATGCTACAAATGCTTTAGCAACTGAGCCAAATTTAGATGGCATACTTAAAGCACGAACTACATAATCTTCTCTTGTTACCATTCTATTTTGAGTAGCAAAATAACCTAGAGCATTCTGTCTAACAGTTTCTGTATTTTCAGAGGCTGCACCACCAGATGCAGGCTCTTCATTATTAATAGTTATAGAATCAACAACAGCAGTTCTTGTACCGCTTATTAAAGTTTTAGCAGGATCAAATGTTACCGTTTTACTATCAATATTAGTAATTGTTCCACTTGGTACATTTGCACCTAGTCCATACCCTTTTGTGTATCTTACTGTTAAAGTAGTATTGCCTGGAGCTTGACCATAAACATCTGTATAAAGAAAGTTAGAAGGATCAAAAGATTTATCTAAATTATTAACACCTGATGGTAAGTTTGAACCAATATTTTCAGGATTAGGTATAATAGTTTCATCTTGATCACCGGTAATACCTGCACCAAATCTTAACTCTATTTTTTCACCTTCGGTTATTCTAGTTGTAAACCTTCTCTTAACTGTCTTTAATCTTAATACATAAGGCGTGTTAGTAGAACCTTCAGATAAGTAAGGATCATTTGCTATATCATTTACTGATTCATCAAATACAGTAGATTGAGCTAAAAATGGAACTTGTGTCCAACTATTACCATCTGAATCTACAACCGAATCAATACTCTGTACTTGTGTATCATTAACTGTAAAAGAAGGGTACTCTCTAACTGGTCCGGTTTGTATCTGCTTTACCAATTTTTGGCCACTCATAGCATTTACTGTTTTTGAAAATATATAAAACTCTGGTCTACCAGTAGATGCATCTGTTGAATATACTTGTATATCAGTTTGATCAACAGAACTAGAAACAGCAAAATCAACTACATCATTTGTATGAAATTTAGTCCCGCCTGCATCTGATATAGTCATACCTGATGCAATACGTGGTGCATAATCATAATTAGGTTTTATGTTATTACCTGTACCTGCAGAAGGTATCAAGCACATTACTTTTATATTTACAGTTGCAGGTGCTGTTAGTTTAGGCTTATACCCGAAAGCTTGAGCAATAGCATAAATATTTTTCTTTTCTGTTGCTCTATGAAGCATCGTTTCTTTCATTGCATAATCAGTATAGAAAGAAAGAACATCACCTACATATGCTGCCATTTCAATAAACATAGTTGAAGGTGAAGCTTCTGAAAAGTCAGTTACTGAACTTGGAAAATAAGTTTTAGCAAATTCAATAAGTTTATTTTTTAACCCACCGAAGTCTCTATGTGTATATTTTACATCTTTTATTTGATTTGATCCATTATAAGCCATTATACTTTCACCGCTAAATTAAGTGTATTGTCAGGCGTCCATCCTTGAACACTATATGATACTCTTACAAATATTAAATTCTTATCTCTTTGTTCTTGTACATCAACATCTTCTATAGTAACAAACGGCATCCACTGCGCTACAGCAGATTTAATTGCGTCAGAACAAGCTAATGTTAATGTGTCTTCATAAAGAGGTTCGAAAAGTAAATTGTAAAGATCACTACCAAATGTAGGTTGCATAGGTCTTTCACCTTTCATAGTTAATATTAAATTTCTTAAATTATCATGAATCTGTTTAGTGGTAGTAAAATTTTGATTAGGAGTACCAACGTTCAAAGGAAATCCAATACCTACAGCTATATCACCTGAAAGTACAATTTGCTCGCTTGATAATGATGGTACTAATTTTGCCATTATTTCTTAAACCTCTTTACTAATTCTGAATAATCTCTTGTCATAGCTTTTGTAACAGAAGGATCTACTTGATCAGTTGAAACTACTCTACCATTATGTCCCTGTAATGCATTTGGTGGTTGGTCGTACCCATTTTGTAAAGCAGCGAATCCTGCTCTTGCATCCTTAGAGGTAAATTGTTTCATAGTTGGAAAATCTTCTTCTGTTTGAGATAACGCTTCGTTTAACGTTAAGCTACCAACATCGGATTTTTGTTTTTGCTCGTTTAATACATTTCGTACTTCTTTTTGTACTTCTTCACGTACTATTTTTCTTATAACTTGAGCTAATTTATTTATCTTTGCCATTTATTTTCTCCACAATTATGGTATATATAATAAATATAAACCACTTCTATTTTTGCTTTAATGCTTCTAAATTACTTTTTAATGAATTTACTGTTGTACTTATATTTATAGTATTTTGTAATGAAGTACTAAACGTAGGGGACTGTACACTTAATAAAGTTGATCCAACTATAGGTACTGGAAATGTTTGTGTTGCACTTGCTCTAGCTTGATTTTGTACTTCAGTTGATAATTTAGATACTTGATCAATTAAATCTGTTAAAATATCTAATACAGTATCAACATCATGTTGCCAGTTTTGAGTGCATAAAGCAATAGTATTAGCAGTAGATAATAATATAGAATCTGTTTTAGTACCAATAACTATTCTGTCACTATACATTACAACTTGACCTGAACCAAAATTATTTAGATTATTCTGAAAGTCAACTGGTAACTCAGCTTGAAGTGGTATATTTACCTCTTGATCTGAAATTAACCATATACCAGCACTATCGGTTTCAAAATCTTCTACAGGAAGATATCCGTTTCTTATAATAGTTATAGGCGATGCACTATTAGTAGTACTTTTCCATGGTAAGTCTAATGTTGGATTAGACCCAGCTAGTCTTATGCTTTGACCAAACCTGCCTTGCATTAATACATCACCTTCATAAACATCTAACGTTCTAACTAATTTAGGCATCGAAACAAAATACTGTCCTGAATAAGGCGCATCTGTTCCAGGTTTAACAGCTATATTGTCAGCGTTTAATAAGTGATTAAGAACACCACGTTCACCTGCTATACCAGTATAATACCACTCACCTGTTACACCATCTTTTATGCAGTGAACTTTTTCATTTGGAAGCGGTATTGTAAAACAGTGTGGACTCATTGGTGAAGCAGTTTCTGTTAACAACCTACTTTGCTGTGTCTTTATTCTTACAATAATATCACCAATACTTTTATAAGATGAATCTTCACTATTTAGAACATCTACAACACTACCCATAGCACTTTCTTGAGCAACAGAACCTTTACGTCCTGTTTTATTACCAAAGCTAATATCAGTTAACATATTGTTATCACTAAACTTGCTCATTTTGCTACTCCTACTCTGCCAACTTCAGCTATTAATTGTTCTTTTTCAGCATCTGTAAGATACATTCCATCACCATCGTTATTACTTCTGTTTTGAGCTTTTTGTACAATAGCAGCCATTTTAATTAATGCTTCATCATTTTTTACTGCTATTTCCATATAATCTTTTATTAGAGGTACAATTATAACAGCATCACCTATATTTTTAATCATAGGTTTTAATTCTGTTATTAAAATTTGTATTTGAGTTTCTTTACGTTTCGAGTTATTATAAATATCCTCTAGTAAACTATCAAATGTCTTGCCCTTAAATATTTCTTCGTTATTATCCATATATTACTCCGTATATATAAATATAAAAAAAAGCAAAAAGCGCCTATATTTCTACAGACGCTTTTCTATACTAGTATTTCATAAGTAACTATCTTACATTACTTCTTCGTGAAAAAAGATGCAACGATGACTAATACAACTAGTCCAACGAATCCCGCTTCTCCTAACTGATTAATTAAACCAGTCAAATTAGCAATTACATCCATTCCGAAAACTTTCGTTCCTGTAAGAACTTGCCATAGGATTGTTACTGGCAAAACTGCCATCATGATAGTCATAAGACCACCGAAAAATCCTGTTACATATTTCATTACTGAATCCATAGTATTCTCCTTATTTTATTTGATTGTGTGGCATTATTGCCTCGCGCGTTATAACCTTTACCTTGATTATTTTTATAACCTTTTATATACATATCACCTTATTTTACTATCCTTATAAATTTCAAATAATCTTCTGTACTCTGTCTTTAGTATATTTACGACACGTGTAATATATTGTGTTTTTACATTCACCATTTCACGTACCATAATATACAAAGCTTTTTTATTATAAGTTTCTATGTTATCACAGTTCTTAAATATTTCGAGTACAGCATAAGCGATGGGTATATCTCGTTTATATTTTATAATCGTATCGATATTTTTCTCACAGTGTTCTATAAATAAATGATAAAAGTCTTGTACTTCAGATCTGTATTCGTTAAGTACTAATTCATTTACTATATTACGCGTTCTATCGATTTCAAGTACAGGCGCTTTACCTTTCTTTCTATTATAGTGTTTATAATTATTTTGAATTAAATAATTTTTAGCAACAATAGAAAAATACGAAAATGCTTTACCTTTATCTTGTGTATACTTAGGTAATTTTTCTAAAAGAAAAGCTATCACTTCATGCTCAACATCTTTTGATGCTGCATCAAAGTGATAAAATTTATATCTATGAATTAAATTTTCAGCCATCTTTTTTAATGGCTTATAAATAAAATCATTAAATACTTTATTTCTTAATTCATGACTTTGCTCTGTATTATATGCTATAATAGCATCTTCTGTATCTTGTGTAAAATACAGTTTATTTTTTCTTGGTCGCCCTCTTCTAGGCTTACTAGCAGCTTCAACTACCGCTCTTTGCTGCTTTAACATTACATTTTCATAGAATAACTCTACTGGACTATTTTTCATTTTTGGTCTCTTCAATATCATATTTTAAGTTTATATTAGTAATAACATCTTTGATACCTGTAAATACAGTCCCTACTTCATCATCCTTTTCAAATATACGCTTGCTATCTATTTCATAAATTTTATTTTGAGCAGATTTTACTTGTACAATAAACTCTTCCATGTTCATTGATACATCACTTAACTCATCATCTACCCTTTCTATCTTACGTAATAAATTTATTATTACAAAGATGCAGACTATTAATAAAATTGATAAAATAACTATTGCTTCCATCATTTAGCATCTCCAAATAAATCCTTAAATAAATCTTTTGCAGAATCAGTTGCGCCTGATACAGTTTTAGAATTAGAAGCTTTACGAGCTACCTTTTTTGTTTCTTTAACTATAGTAGAAGAATCAGATTTCCACATTTCATATTCTATTTGACTTGCCATATGATCTGCATGATGTAAAATAATAGGTAAGTTTATTCTCATTCTTGATTCAGGTCTAAATGCTACAAAGTAAGGTTTATTAGAATCATCATAAAGTCCATCATGTAGTTTAATACCCATCATTTCATTCTGATTAAACGTTATACCAAACTCATTAAGTAGTAATAAAGATCTATCAGGTACAGACATAAAAGGTATATCAGGATTAATCTCATATATCTTACCTTGGTTCTTTCTATGCCACTCTGAAGGATTAGGTTTATACATTTCTAACTCTTGTGTACCTACTTTACCAAGATCATGATTAAGGGCTGCAAACATTAATTCTTCATAAGTATATCCTGAACAATCTGAACCCATATCTTTCCATGAATGGTAAACTTTATGAGCACAATCCATTACTCTAATAATATGATCAACATAACCTCCAGCAAAACAATTATGAAAATGCTCAAAGCTTGATGCAGGCATTAACATCATTCTATCTTGAAAAAACTCATACATCTCTATAAGTTTCTTTCTACGTGGGTCTGCAAAATTACCGTTAATCTTTTCTATTAACGTTTCCCAATTTTCTGCTATTTTATTTTCATCTAGATGCATAACTTTCCTCTAATTCTAATTCAACTTTATTCCAATAACCTAATGTATATGGATTATTTATTCCTCGTGGACCACCATTCCAACAACGTGCAATCTGCTCTCCTGTTTCAAGTCCATAATATTTACAAAATATTTCAAACATTTCAGATGACTTATTTACGCACCATCTATCATCATATGTATAAAATATATTTTTGTTTTTTCTTTTCTGTATACGGTTTATATCATCTACCATACATTGTCTAATTTGAAGAATACCTACTGCATCCTCACTCTTATTATAAGCATCAGCATTACCACTACTCTCAACTTGCATGATTGCATTCATGATATCAATAAAATCGTTTCCTGGTTCTGTATTGAATATTCTATAACGCTTTTGTAGAGAATCTAATTGATGCTCTAATTCTTCTTGATACTTATTATTAAAATCTAACATACTATTATTACATTCAATTTCTTGATTAAGAGTATCTATTATAGTTTCAAGCTTACTTATTTTATTTTCATATCTTACTACAGTAGTAATCACAAAAATAGAGCTTAAGAATAGCATAGCTATTATTAAGAAAAATTTAACACTGTTCATATTTAATCGTTTAAGAGTTTTTTATTACCGATATCGCCTTCCATGTATGTATTTAATACATCCACCTTATCTCTTGCTTCAGTTAATTTATCTAAAGCTTTGCTAGCTTCTTTTACAAAGTGCTCAGATGTATGTTCACCTATAGCTGTTTGGTTCTTAAAACACATATCTAAAGTTAATAAAGCTTCATTTATTTTCGCTTCTTGTTCACTTTTAAGAGCATTGTATAATCTTTCTTTATGAGTCATTTGTTTTCTCCTTTTGTATTATTATTTATAATATAAGAAAAAATAACTATATATCCAACTACTTTATTAACTTTTGTAGTTTTTTAATCTCAGAACTAATTTTTCTAACGTCTTTTTTATATTTAGCTTTACTTAAATCTTTTTTTAGTTTATGTATTTTAGCTAATGCATCTGCTCTAAGGCGATGCTTTTGACTTTTTGTTAACCGCTTTTTAGGAGTCTTTGGTTTTATAACTGTAGGTTCTAGAGTACCTTTTAATTTAGGTTGTTCTTTTCCTCTATGATAAACATTACCATCTTTATCTACATACTCTTTCATAAATGCCCAACCTCTTGGCCTTCCAGTTGATACATAACCTGTTTTTGGAGTAAATGGAAAATCTTTTTCAAAATTTTCACGAACACAAATATCACAAGTTACAGCTGTTGTATCTGGACTTACAGCGGTCATTTGACCACAACATTTACATTCCATATATCTTATTCCATTTCTATTTTCTGTTCTATATTCTATTTTGTTTTTTGCTTTCATATATTAATATATATAGTTAAAGTAAAAATACAGGCAGGCTTTTTTAATTTATTTTATTGTAACCTTTTTGGGTAAAGACTCTTTAGCTATCGGAATAGCTATAGTCAGTAAACCATTTTTCATAGATGCATTGATAACACTAACGTCATATCTAGCACTTATCTTCCATCCTAAATCGAAACTCTTTCTAGTTATACCCTTATGGATATAATCAGGAGCTTCTTCATCAGAAGGATTAGACTCTACATTTGGCTTCTTATATGAAACCTTTAATGTATTGCCCTCTGTCTGTATATTGATATCTTTTTTATCTAATCCGACACAAGCGATATCAAAACAGAGTTCATTACCTAATGTATAAATATCAACCGGGTAATTTGGTTTCTGTTCAACATAAGATTGGAACCCTGTGTTCGTGTCGAAAAAATTTCTGAATAATAAGTCCGTTGGAAAGAACGAACGCTCTTGTAAATCTATTCTTGTCATAATTAATCTCCTAAGATAATTTATTAATTAAAGTAACTAACCTGCCTGTATTAACTACTTTAGTCCATTTTGAAAATATAACTATGCATAGTAATATTTCCATGTTTTTTAATTCTATGTTCAAAGGTTACTTCGTTACTTCGAAGTACACGTTCTTTGAATCTATCTAGAGCATCTAAATTGGAAGAAGTAATAGCGATATATCCGTCTAAAATTTCTACCTTAGGTGTTCTATGTATTCTATTATAAATATCATCGTGATGTATTTTTTTACCATCAGCGACTCTAAAAATTGTTTGATCTAGTTTTTTATCTGATAGTGTTGATAGCCACGAATAAAACTTATCTGGTTCAACATAATATTCTTTATCAGCTTTATTAAGCATATTCCATAACATATTAGGATTGCTCTCTGTAAACTCATAAATTAATTTATCGAGTTTATTTAGATCTGATGTTGTAAGCTGTTTTAGAATCTGAATAATATTATCAATCTTGCCCGAATTACTTTTAATACTTTGAGATTGATTAATAGCACTAGATACACTTATATGCATATCTTTTATATATGATGGATCAAATCCTTGAGCGAAGTCATCCGCTTCTTCTTGAGTATACTGGAATAATTGTAAAGCGTCGTTACCACTTAACAAATCTTCAGTCGTAAAAAAATTAGTTACATCACTCATGTTAATCCTCATTTTATTTTTACCATCTTACCTCCGAGGTTTTTACGACATGACCTCCGTTTGCCGTTTGGTATGAATGCCTATCTAGGCAGCCATCGCCATTTCAACTTGTTCGCCAGTTAATTGCGGTTGACCTTCCTTATACCCTTACTACCTGTCAATACCATTCACCCCCATATCGTGAATATTATTTAGTGGAGGTGCCGGGAATCGAACCCGGGTCCAGATTAGCAGCTAATACAAGTACTAGCGGTCATATATAAATATCTATTTAGAGTTCAAAATCTTTTGAATACCTAAATGTTTCTTATAAATTTTATTAACTATATTCATACTGGATTTAGATAATGTATTCGTAGAAACTAATTTAGATTTTATATTAAAGATCTTATTTTTATCTTCCTGATATTCTGCTTCAGAAAAATTATTATAACCTTTACTCTTTAAGATATTATCTTTTATTAAGGATACTACAGACATTAATTTATCTATCTCTTTAGCTTTATCTAAATTTTCGAACGCAGCAAAAATATTCTCTATCGCACTAGCTTGTTCAGGATTTCTTCTACCTAAATCTCTTAATGCTTCTTCATGATCTTTCATACGTAAAAGCTCATCAGCTAAATATTTTAGTTTCTTTTTAACGTCCATAGTATCCCTTAATAATCTATTATATTATATTATAAATAATCATTAATATTTTTATTATATTACTTATTAACATTATTACTAATATTACATAATATATTTAATATAATAAATTTTTTGCAGAAAGGCAACTTATTCATTAATAAATTCCGTTTTTAATTCCTGCATGAGAGTTAGTCCTCCCTAATCGCACTCCTACATTGTGCGCATGCTGAGCATCTCTCAGAGTTTCTATAATGCGATTAGTTTCTGAGAAAGTTAACTCATGCGACTTATCACCGATAAATAATTTACCAATTACAGGTCCTTGTGCATCACCTTGAGGTACTCTATCCCAATCTTGCTCGAACCTAATTGAGCCCCATACCTGTCCATAACGACCCGGGTTAAATTTTTTACCTTGATTATGTCTTGTTTTAGGAGCTTGTTTTTGCCAAGCGTACTTTTGCTTTCTTTTGTAAGCCATTTTGTTTTAGCAGTTGGGCTGCCAGCCGGTCTTAATTTTGAAGTGCATTTGTAATATTAATTAGATCTCTGATAACAGCGCACTTCTCATACTGCTCTCTAGAGATATAGTATTTCATCATTTTATTTAATATAGATAACTGATTATCTATATCACCAGGAATAGCTTCTGCTAAACCTTTCTCGTCAATAGAAGTATATATATCATCTATTAATGAACCTATTAACTTATCAGTTAACTCTTGTAATTCATCTAATGTTATTTTTCTTCCGTTGATATACATTTTTCTATTTCTTTAATTAATTTTTTATCTGAACCTTTCTGATAAATATCTAAGATAATATCTGACTCATCATCAGTTACAATATAAGCATCAGGTGTATGTAAATAACTCTTTACAGCTTCTAATCCTTCTCTTTTATAGATTGATATTATATTTTCGATATTTATCCAACGTTTATGAAATCCCATAGCATCACTCATTACATTTTCCAATTTCTGAACGCGTATAGAATATCCTTATCTACCGGTTCATGTTCTACTTCTTTTACTTTAACAGGTACAGTAGGCTTAAACGTTTCAAGTATCTCAAATATCTGTCTTCGTTGCATACCAGATATAACTTCGTCTTTATAAGCCTGCTCTACTTTCTTGATCGCATAAGGTTTATCATCTAACCAAAGCATAGCTTCCTCTAACACCTTCTCAAATTTAGCTCTAGTAAATTCAGGTAACTTTCTCATTACTCGTTTAGGAGACTTACTCATTTCAGAAGCTTTAGTTTCAGGAATAGTTCTACTAGCTCGATATAAACTAGATCCAAACCCAGTCCTACCTTTAGCATCTAAACGTTTAAGATATTCTTTAGTATCTTTATTCTTGATAACTTCTATCTCTGAATAAGTAGTCTTACCCGATATAATAGTTCGTACGTAATTACGTTCTACATCAGAACACTCAACACAAGTTTTAGTACCGGGCAAAGCTTTAAGTCTAGCTTCGGGAATAACATTACAACATTTTATACAATCCATATCTAAATATAAGAAAATTAATTAATAAATACAACTATTTATCTATACTATCCTCAGTTAATCTATCTACAATCTTATCTACTAAACCTTCTTCAGCGAATTCAGACCATACACCCCCTTCAGACTCTCTATGCATCTCTTCATCCAATTCTTTCGAACAAGGAATAGATTCATAACAGGCAGGTGAAGTTAATGCATTAGACCCTTTCATATGATAGTCAAACTTCTCATTCGAATGACCTAGCATCATAAATTTAGTTCTAGGTAGAAGTCTAGAGAATACACCGTAAGAGTACTCTTGATGGATAGAATAATTCTGCATCATATCTAACTCTCTTCTAAACTCTTCATCTACATCACCTACAGTATAACCAGTCCCATATCCAGAGAAGCAAACTAGTTTTTGAAGTTCAATAATAGCTTTTCCATTTGCAGGAGCGATAGTATCTTCATCCTTAATATACTCCCAAGGCATATTTTTATCAATACCTTTGATTAGCCTATTCCACTTATCAAGGATATTAGCTTTCATTTCAGCTGATACCATATCATTGTGGTCATACATTTCTTGTGAGTGAGGTTTAGTAATTTCGATTCCGTATTTTACTTCGTTAGGTTTTTTTGCTCTCGCCATAGTGTTTATTTTTTAATTATTATAATATAAATATAAGAACTTTATCTCGGGTTTCCAACTGTTACACCAGTTATTTTTATACAACTACAAAAAATAATATAGTAACAATTCCTATAAGAATTTTTAAGTTTCTAAGATCATTATCTTTCTTTCTATCTTCGTCTGTGATTAACGGTTCGAATAGTGGTCTATAATTAGTGTGCATAGTGTGTAATATTAATTATTTATATACTATAAATATAAGAACTATTTTTCAGAATTCCAACTGTTTACACGAAAAGTTTTTCACGAAGTCTAGTAATGTGCTTACATTGTCCTCTTCTAAACTGACTAGCAGGACATTCACAAGAGAACGTTTCTCTCAGTACGTTTCTAGTTACAGTATAATACTTACGTTTACCAGTTTTCTTATCAATAGAACCCATCTCTGAGTACTTAGCCCAAGGGTTCTCTTGTCGCATTCTATCTATCCAATCCATAATCTAAATATTTATATCTAAATATAGGAATAATATCTCAGGGAGGCAACTTTTTTAACAGTTATTTTTAGGTAGGCAAGATGGGACTTGAACCCATATGTAACCAGTTACTCTTTCTACAAGGTATAAGCTTGAGGAGATACATGCCTATATAGTAGTCGGAGTGGGATTCGAACCCACACGAGCTATTCAGCTCAACAGATTTTAAGTCTGTCATGTCTACCAATTTCATCATCCGACCTAACATACCTTAATATAAGATAGACCGGGCAGGATGGCAACTGTTCGGGGGAGAAAAAGTTGAGGAGGGTGAGCGAAGCGAACGATGCGCTTACGCAAGTGCGAGCAAAAATACTAGTATCATTAGAGTAATGTATATAGCGGGTGTTACGTCTAGTTTGTTTTCCATGTATATAAATAGAAAGAGTAGCGATATAACATATTAAACCAATATTAATTCTATATTAAATAATCATTAAGTAAGATACTCGTTTATTTCAGATATGGTAGGATAACGTAAACGTAGATGACACAGATCACACTCCCACTTATAGCTTGACTCTTCAGGTGACCATCGTATAGTTTGAGATTTATGATTACAGTTATTTTGTATTGACTCCAGCTCTCGTTTTAGCGCCTGTTGTTGATCCTGGATATCATCGGCGCGAGTCATTTAACAAGTCACAGGACAATCACTGGAAGTACCGTACGACTTGGGTGGTGATTGTTCGATTGAAGTTACTGAACGCTCTACATATGTACATACCTCACCGGCATGAAATCCTTTCTCTATTAACAATGGTAACGATTTAGGTAAGCACCAGGCATATACTGTATAGTCTGGATAAGTAGTGGTAACGTAACCCCAGCGAGTCTCCCAAAGTGATCGAAATATACCTTTACGCCTATGTGAAGGATGTACCCAAGCATCTAGAAACTTGATTCGATTGTCAGGTTCCAGTTGCATGAATATATGACCTACGGTAAGGCCATCTACGATAGCCAGCCAACCCTCTAATCCTTGGGCATGTGTCTTGAAAGGTGTAATAGTGTGCACTTGAAGTCTCCATGTGTGATTGTATATATACATATCATGTATCGGTCTAAACAATGGGGCTATAGCAGAAAAAAATTGCCCCGACAGAGACACCACATACCCCCGCTCAATCCAAAAAAAATTTTTATGATTTACAAGAAATTATTGCAGATACACGGAAAGCCCACCTTCCGATGAGCTCCCCTTCACACTATGTGGATCCTATTTATTCAGCGGAATCCTCGCTTTCTACATTAAATAAGTCATCTGTATTGGCATCCGTAGGGATATACTTCTGAACGATCTGCTTAACGAATGTTCTCTCGCTATCTAGACCTCCTGCACTGTCATACTGTGGGTATATAAGTACCGTAGCAGCCTCCTCGATAGTAAAGCCATCATATATAAGTCCTGCCATCTCAACTGATGCACGTGTCGATATATGTGTACTAATACGTGGTGCCTCTGTTCCTATCTCAGTACGTGTGTCGCCTACTATACCACTGATAGCATCTATAGCGTCTGTATCTAGATTAGGATAAAGGTATCGCAAAAGCTCAGCCTCTTCAGTCTTCGCAAGTACATCCATCTCTACTATAATGAAACGATCTATTAGAGCTCTATCCATTACTCTAGTAGCTGTATACTCGTTTCCGATATTCGCAGTAGCAATGAACGTCACGCCTTTCGCAACCTTAATAGTAGGAGCACCTTCAGCCTCATCTAGCCTTAGATACCTTTGTCCTTCATCTAATACAGTCATTAGTATATTATGAGCTTCCGGATGGGCACGGCTCAACTCATCTAAAAGGATCACAGCATTCTCAGTCTGGATAGCTTTAACAAATAATGCCTCCGAGAATACAGTCCCATCCTCCTTATTAAAGTGGGTATTACCTATAAGAGTAGCTCGCGGGTCTTGCGTAGCACCTAGGTTAAAATAGAAGTCCGGTCTCTCAAGAGCATTTACAACCGACTTCGCAGCCATAGTCTTACCACAACCAGCCGGGCCAGTCATCATAATATTCTTACCTCTCATAGCACAACGCATAAGGTACTTCCACTTGATATCAGTCATCTTCATAACTTCAGGACGAAGTTCAGGTGACTTCTGAATAAACGACATAAGCTCTAACTGCTCTTCTGGCACGTCTACCGGAGCATTAGCTTCTGTAATCATACGGTCCATAGTCTTATTATCTACTTTAGACCATTTACCGTTTTCTAGTATAAAGCTCATATCGTCATCAAACGCTTTCTGAGCTGTATTTTTCCATAAGGCAGGGTGATCATGTCCTGCTACATTGAATGGTACTATCCTTCCATCTTGATCGATTGCAGCTAGCTTTCCTAGCTGTTCTGTAATTTTTACTAACATAGTGTGTGTGTTTATTTAATTAATATACTTAAATATAAGAACTTTTTTTCAATTAGGCAACTATTTCCCCAGTTATTTCCCATTAAAATTGAGAAGGGTGATCATTAAATGCTGCTTGTACTTCAGGAGTAGCGTTCATGAATTTAGCACGCTGCTTGAAGAATGCAAGAAACAACTTATTATCAGTATAGAATCTATCCATACTCTCAGTCCATGTAGTCTTGCTAGAATGAACCTTACCTTCCCATTCCGTATACATATTATACTCACCTACTAGTATAGTACATCTACGCTCAGAATCCCACTCGGCAGATACTTGAACCTTGCCAGGTACTAATTTATCTAATTGTTTCTGAGTTGATTTAACTTCCTGTGCGATTGTTTGACCTTTCATATTTTTAATATCTTTTTATTTATAATATAAATATAAGAACTATTTTACAATATTCCAACTGTTTCCCCAACTTTCTCCCAGAAAAACACAGGTTTTTTCCGTAGTCTCCACAGCAGAATATACGAGTAAGAGAGGGATTCCATGGGGGAGACAAGGGGTTATATAGGAAATTTCAGGGGCTCGCGACACATACACATTACCTTTTCATAAGAATAATACGCTTATAAATACCTATATGAATATATACGTATATTAGTATATAAGTGTACTACACTCTACCTGCTTACTACATTCAATACCGGTAACTGGCCATGCTCATCCTTATATGCCTGTATTATATGTCTCTCTAACGAATGAATGGGAGTATATCTGACCGTATGACCTAGAATCTCTTCCTCGTATGTTGGGACATCGTATACCGATACCGATAGAGTACCATTAGATCTGACATACTCTCTTATCCTATCATTGGTAGTATTCCTTACGTGTTTATACATAGTCTGGAATCGTGTGCGTACGCATTGAGTGCATCCTATCTTGACTATCTCTCCCGCCGCATTACGCATTATATATACTCCATGATGTCCACGAT